AGTAGGTGTCCGGGGCATCGTAGATCGACACGGTGACGTTTCGGGCCGTCGTGGCGGAGCCGGTGAGCAGTCCGACGTTGCTCACCGCGGCGTAAATTGCGCCGGCGACTTGGTAGGGGTCCCCACCGCCGCAGATGACCTCCCAGAGCGACCCGGACTGCCGCACCGCGACGAGCTGCGGGTTCACCCCCGGCACGGCGTAGAGCAGCGTCTTCAGGTAGTTGGGCGTTCCGGTCACGGCGACGGTTGTGGCAATGAGGACGCGCGCTCGATAGGCTTCCGTCGTCTCGGCGGCTTGGGCCGGCACGCCCGCGAGGGGATTCGTCACGGTGAGCGTGTAGCCGGTCGGCACGGAGGTGATGATCTGCGTGATCGTAGCGGCCGGGATCGCGAACGTGTTCGTATTCGTCGCCACGACGTAGAGCGAGGGGGTCGACCCACCGCCGCCGACTACGCCGCCGTCCTGGATGGTGTACTGATTCGTCCCGTCACCCACGACGAACCCGGTCGGGATGACGTAGCCGGGAGTCCCGGATATGAGGACGTAGGCGCTGCCGTTGGCCGACGTTCCCTGTGGAACCCCCAGCATCGCGCCCTGCGCCGCGAGGGTGTAGGCGTTCGAGCCGTAGGGCGTGACGTTGCTCACCGCATCGACGCGGGCTTGGTCGACGACCGTCATCGCGCCGACGTCCGTGCTCGAAATGTCCTCGATGAGCGACCCCGGCAGGCTGGCCGTGTACCCCGGATTCGTCGCGGATACCCCAGCGATGAGGGCTGCCTGTAGCGTGGCCGGCGGCGTGGCGACCGGCCCCGTAGCCCCAAAGAGCAGCGGCAGCCCGCTCATGTCGCGACCGTCAGGGAGAGTTGCGCGCCGTTGAAGCAGACCACGTTCATGTTATACGTCGGCGGAGACGATTGCGGAACGCGCGTGATGACGAGCGAGGCGAAATTGGGCGCCCAGAACGTCTGCGTCTGGGTAGCGTAGTAATCCGGGAGCACCTGCGTGATGACGCTCTGCTGCGCCGGAATGCCGTTGCTGGCCCAGAAGGGCGACTCGCCCAGACCGAGCTTGATCGCTTGCGAGAGCGCGGTGAGCATGACGTTGGAATTGTCACCGTCCGCCGAGGTGCTAACCTCGACCCACGTTCCGCCCTGCCCGTTCGTTTGCCCGACTCGGCCGTAGGTCCGCATACCGGGCCTATTCGCTCGCCTTGGGTCCCCTGCCTACGCCGTGAAGGACAACGACGATCCCGTTACCGTAGGGACCACGATCGAGCTCGCCCCGGAGATACCGGCCGTGACCATCGCCGCCTTGAATGCCACCAAGGCGGCATGCACGGCGTTCGCGTTCGCGATTCCGTTCCCGGCCGTCGATCCGGACCCCTGAAGTTGCACGGTGCCGCTGGCCGCTGCGATCGTGACGAGGTTCGCCGCGACCGTAACATTCGCGGTCTGGGCCTTGTCGGAGATGATCGCCCCGTTCGGGCCGTATATCCACGCTTTGTTTGCGTCCGGGGATGCCTGGAACTTGGTCGACGTGACCGGCTCGAACACCAGCGCCGAGAGGTTGCCGTAGTTGACCTCGGTGTTCGCGACTCCCGCCCCGCCCGTGATGCCGCCGAGGTACGTTCCGGCCGGCCGGGCGATCCCGTAGTCCCCGACCTGCGTCGGCGTCCGCACATACTGGCTCTCGGCCTTCGGAATCGTGACCGGCGGAAGCGTCCAAGGTCCCGTTACCTCGAACTTCACCGTGACCATCGACCCGACGATCGCCGTCACGGAAACGGGAAGCCCGCCGAGGTCCGCGTTTTGCATCGCTTCGAGCGCGCGGTTCGTCGCCGCGAGGTTGAGGTTATCCTGGACCCAGAGTTTCGCGTAGTTGTTCGCCATCAGATCGGCACGGCCTTAAAGACGGTCGCCCACGATTGTCCGTTCGGATCTCGGAAGTTGCCGATGTAGCGCACGGACTGGATGGAGAAGTTCCCCTGAAACGCCGTCTTGTATTGCGGGCCGAGTTGCGATGGGAACGCCGCAGCCGTGGTCGACACGCTCCCTGCCGCGCCGATGCCCTGCGGCAACGTCACGACGTCGCCCGCCTGAATGTCCGCCCGCATGACGGTCATGAATTGCATCAGGTTCGCTCCGATCCACGTCGGCTGCCCGATGAGGTCGGTAAACGCAACGGTCGCCTGGACCGCGTTCTTCGTTCCGTCCCAGACGTGAATCGAGTTGTCCGGGTTGATTGCCATAAAGACACCGGGCGGCGTGATCGACTTCGTGATCGAATTGACGTACTGGCAGAGCAACGGGAACGTCGACACGGCGTGCACCCCGCCGTTTCCGGGCGGAACGTACTGGCTCCCGATTGCAAACTTCGGCGAGGCGAGGCCGGGATACGCCGTTGCGAAGCAGGTCGTCAGAGCGGATCGAAGCGACTTACCCGGCTGCCAGTTGAACACGAAATTGCCCGGCTTTTGCAGCGTGTAATTGACGCTGGGGTACATTACGAAGTCGAGCGTCATCTCAGTGCCAACCCAATTCCCGAACGCCTGATTGACCGTACCGTTCCAGATCGTTCCGGCCTGCGATGGCTGCGCGAGCGGGAGCCCCTTCTGCATCCCGGCCTTGACGATGATGCCGGCGTCGTAGAACTGCTGTGTCTGGAATAGGTCGGGGAGAGCGATGCCTTCGATCGTGAGCGTCCCGACCGGGGATTGCCCGCCTTGATACGTCGTGCTGGAGAAGAAGTCGAACTCCACATTCAGCGCGCCGGGATCGTTCACGCCGCCGGGAAAGGACGTCCAGACCCATGGCGTCGATGCGCCTGCGTTCGGGATACGTGGCGTGACGGTGATCTCGTAATACCGGCTCACGTTATTTCGAACTGCTGCGTGGCAACGCGATAGAGGATGGTCGACGTCATGAACGTGCCCGGAAAGAGCGGAATGTCGGAACTCGGCGGGGACCCGATGAGCGGCTGGTTCACGACGAGATTTCCGCTCTGGTCACGGAGTTGGATGTACCAGTCGGAGCGGTAGATATTCCACATGGTCGAGATGCTATAAGACGACCCATCGAGCGTAACGACGGCTTGGAACGGCGGGCTCGCGCTGTTGTTCGGGGTGAATGGGATCGTCGTCATTGGTTCGTGATCTGCCCGCCGAATTGCGCGAGCGCCGCGGCGAGCCCGGTCGTCACATTCGATGCGGCCTGCGTGTTCCCAGACCACGAGGGAGCCCCGGTGATCTGCGCGCCGGAAGTGATCTTTGCCAGCGTGGTCTGCTGCGCGCTCGTCGCCTGCGCGAGCGTCAAAATCGGCTGAATGAAGTCGATCTGATATTCGACCATCTGCTGATGCCCCTCGGGCGTCGGGAGGGCTTGCATGTTCGTCATGAGGAGGTTGCTGTAGATGAAATTGGGCGTAGCGACGGAGTACGTTCCGCCGGCCGCGTTGTGCGCTTGGAGGGAGCCTTGCAACGCGGTCCAGGTCGCGAGCTTCGTGACGTAGCCCCCAGGCTGATTCACCGGTGCGATCATCAGCATCGAGAGCGTCAGCGGCTGCTGGATCGTCGCGTTCGCGGCGACGTACTGGTTCGCGAACGGATACATGCCGACCGACTGGGAGATAAGCGTCGATCCCGGCAGCGGGAGATACTGCGCGAAGAACTCGCTCGGATCGGTAGCTGAGTTGAAGATGCCCAGTTGCCCGTAGAGCGCGATGATGGGGAGGACCCCGCCCTGAGCGTTCTGTGCGATCCCCCCCTGCAAGACGATCGGTGACACCTGAAACGCGAGGTTGTACTGCGCGATTGTGGATTGCGCCGCGGACGCCTGAATGGCCGCTGCTGTCATGACGTTCATTGCTGGGCTCCCGCGTTGACCGAGGCCGCGACGTTCGAGGCGGTCGAGTTGGTTACGTTGACGTTGACGTTCGGGCTAGACGAGCGCGATGCGCGTTGCGCCTTCAGGAGACTCTGGTATATCGCATCGACCGACTTCGCGTAGGCTGCCTTATTCGCGGGGCCTTGCGCCTCCGCCGCGATTTGCCCCGGCGACCAATTCGGGTGCGCCTTAGCGATCTTCGCGAATTGCGCCAGCGCCACGCTCGAGTTTTTCGTTGGGTCGAGGAGGTCTTTCAGCGACATTCCCGCACCCTC